CTAGCGTGTGAGGCGCCTATGAACATTCATAGGGACGTGCATGAGGGATGACTGCATTTTCTTACCTAGCGCAGGACTAGAGGCGTATGCGCGAGCCTTAGCCTTTTGGCCTTGCGCACATACTTGTGAGTGGGAGTCTTGCGTTCCCAACCCAGGACTGAAGACACCTTACAATTAAAGGCGTCCGGGTCACTCTCCCTATACCACAGCGCCCTGCAGTACTCGTCCGCTTTGCCAAGACCGCCATCCTTGGTAAGCGAGTGAACTCTACCCCTGTCTATAACCGCTAGTTTCAGGCCAGCCAGGTGTAAAGGGTCCTTTGAGACATATTCTCTACCTTCTCGAAAGGGTCGGTACCATTCCCAAGCGAGAGCTGGCATATCTGCCAACTGTTTACGAGTTGCCTTAGCTCTGGCTAACTCGGCGTCCCAAGCATTTGAGAACTCCAAGAACCTAGCATCGCCTTGTAGGTCTACTTGGACGTCGACCCTCCTGTACCAAGCTCTGGCATGCATTGTAGGCCGACGTAGTGGTGGAAGTGTTTTCTCACCACGTTTATGATCATATAGATCATTGGCATCCTGAATCGCTTCTTTATGCGTCAGAACACCTTTACGACGCAACCATATTGCATCGTAAAAGTAGTGCATCATCCTGTTACGCACATGAGCATTCTCATAATTTTCTATGAGTGCGGCACGCAATCGCGTTACGTGATGGTCAATAGTCTTGACCACACGCTCAGGGTTATAGATCCTGTCAATAACCTCCTGAGTAGGGCGCAACATACCACCATTGGGATGAAAGTAGTATGATAGGAACTTCACACGGTTACGAAATACGTAAAACCAGCGATGCGTCCAGCCTAAGATTTCCTCAGGCTCAAGTTCCCTATTTATGAAATCCACCATTTCGGCAAATCTCGGTTTGCGTCCATGATCCTGTATGAAACGCTGCTTCATCGCCTTCATTTGAATACGAGAGCAATCACCCAACTGATGAAGTTCATCAGGGTAAAGTACCTTTGGTTGTCCGATCCCTACGAACAAATCGGTAGCATAGTGAGTTTTCTCACTATTAAATGTCAAATTAAAATTACTTTTCGCAATTTCTGACATATTGGAAACCAGTTCCTTCATCTCAGCACGGCGGGCTTTACGACCCCCATTGAGCTTGAGAGCTATGAGCACGTCATCACCTTGAACTTTCAAGCGATAGTTACGAATGCCCAGTTGATCAAGAATCTCGATCGAGACTATTGCCATAATTATGGAATCTATGAGTATGGTAAAGCCTGTACCACTTGGGACTCCGCCTGGTTTCAGGACATACTTACCGTTAGGTAAGCGGAGGACTACATTCTCGAAAGCATCCTTACTCCACCGAAATACGTTGTCCCAACCACCACGTAAATCTAAGATTTCTCTCAGTACCATAAAAGCACGATGGGTAAGTGCGCGAGGCGCAGATGCATCGAGGGAGCTTATATCTAAACTCACAAAGGAATTGAAGTGAGATAACTCATCAGTCAAACCTTTAACCTGATCGTAATCAAATCGATTAAATCCGATCATG